TTCTCCCCAACAAAAGCCACGTAATCTTTAAGACCTACTCTCAGTATCTGAATAACGATACGATTTTGGAAGGCGCGGAGTTAGGGTCCAAGGACCCCGTATGGACCAATATCGGAGCGTGGTGCGACGAGTATCTGATTGGGCCCGAGCTTCTCAATACGCTTCGGTTTCGTTTGGCTACTAGAAACGCAAAGCTGTTGGTTACCTTTACGCCCCTCGACGGCTGGACTGAAGTTGTTAGGGATTATCTGGCCGGAGCCAAAACTGTTGAGCACAAGTCTGCGGAACTACTGAATAATCGGAATGTTCCGTTTGTTCAGCATAGCGTTACCCGCGATGCCGGAATTATTTACTTTCACAGCAAAGATAATCCATTCGGTGGCTATGACCGCATAGCAAAAGACCTCCAAGGACGCCCAGAAGCCGAAATCCTTACCCGCGCTTACGGAGTTCCCACGAAGTCAGTCAGTACGAAGTTCCCGAACTTCAGCCGAGACCTAAACGTCGTAGCCCACGACTCGATCAACCTGAAGGGAACGACGAAGTACCTTATCCTCGACCCTGCTGGACGGAAGAATTGGTTTATGGCGTGGATTGCCGTGGACCAGTCGGATACGTGGTGGATCTACCGGGAATGGCCGGATGTGAATGTCGGGGAGTGGGCCAGATGGCACGGCGGTAAGTGGATTGGGGGAGAGGGGTCTAAGGGTCTGGGTTATGGCATCCGCGATTACGTCGATCTGATCACCGGGATGGAGTCGGATACGAACGACTCAATCTTTGAACGACTGATCGACCCTCGGCTAGGTGCAGCCAAATATCAGACGCAAACCGGCGTATCGTCCGTTATGGCGGACCTTGAGGATGCGGGGCTAGTATTCCTCCCAGCCCCCGGCTTGGACATCGAGGATGGGTTGCAGGCCATCCAGACCAAGCTTTCGTACAACAAGAAAGCCCCGGTCGATTCTTTGAATCGGCCTCACCTGTACATCTCGGACCGCTGCGAGAACATCATCCAAGCCTTTCAGGAGTACACGGCGGATGGTGGGCAGGACGAGGCGTGGAAAGACCCCATCGACTGCATTCGCTATGCGGCGGTGGCCGGGATACGCTTTATCGACCCCAACTCACTTAGAACCATTAAACCGACTGGAAGGGCCTACTGATGATCGCATTCAATGACCTGTGTACGGAGCTTGGCATCACCAAGTTCCAATTAGCCAAGCTGAGGGATGAGCGTCTGGCGGAAGGAGAGTATCTGACCGTGGAGGGCCGGAAGTTCTTTACGGAGGAGGGAGCGGAGAAGCTCCGACTGGCTGTGGCTGTACCCGAGGCTGTGCCGAAGCGTTTGCAGATGCGGGTGATTCGCCGCGCTCCTAATCCGCATTGGGTTTATTGCCTAATGGAGAAGGACAAGCCTTTGGTTCCCGTAGCTGTCCGACCCCGCGATTGTGATAAGCTGATTGGCAAGCCCATCTTCGTCGATGTCATCACCGACAAGAACGGCACCACCTACCGCTATGAAGCCCTCGGAAGGTGACATCACCCTAAACCCCGTATGGCAGGCCGAGCAGATGGACCGTCTGCTGGGGTTTGAGATTTTGACCCGTACCCTCACGGCTCAGTACCAGCCAATCAACCCAGAACTGCTGGCTGACAAAATAGGGGCGCACAAGGGCGTTGCGTATACAATCGTCCAGAATCTCCAGCGCAAACTGAATGCAAACTAATGACCTTAATGAAGCCCTGACCTACGTCCGGGCGGTTCCCAATGTCGCCGCGCTGAAGAACGCCTACGACACAACGATCAACGATCTGGACTGGTACTTGCAGAGTACCCGCGATTCTTATGACTACCGCCGAAACATCTGGCCGGGAAAGTCCAAGGACTTGCGTAAGCACGGGAGCGACGCTTTCCCCTTCGAAGGGGCGGCGGACTCGGAGGTGCAAGTCATCGACGAGCGTATCAACACCTATGTTGCGCTGTTTATGTCTGCGCTCAATCGGGCGCACATCCGGGCGTACCCCATCGAAATAGACGATCTGGGTCGGGCGCGGGTGGTGAGTGCCTTCCTCAAGTGGATGGTGGCCTCCTACATCCCTGACTTTAAGCGTCAGATGGAGCTGGGTGCCAACTACCTGTTAGAGCGGGGGATTATGGTCACCTACATTGGGTGGCAGAAGGAGAACCGCACCTTCCTTCAGCGTCTGGACTTGGCTCAGATTGCTCAAGTGAGCCCCGATCTGGCCCAGATCATCCTCGACGGGAAGTCGGATGAGCAGGTGATTCAGCTTCTGAAGGGTCAGTTCGACAATCTAACCGACAAGCGGGCGAAGAAAGCCCTGAAGGAGCTGCGGAAAGAGGGTTCTGCCGAGTTCCCGGTGGTTCGCCAGTCGGTTAACTGCCCCAAGGTAGCTGCTTTGGCCCCTGATGGGGATGTTTTCTTCCCCGCCTACACGACTGACCCCCAGAAGGCCCCGTATTGCTTCTGGCGTGTCCTGATGACCGCTCAGGAGATCAAGAACAAGGTGGCTACGGAGGGTTGGGACGCGGAGTGGGCGGACAAGATCATCGAGATGCAGGTGACTTCCGTGGATATGAACGATCCGCGGACGAACACCTCGTACACCCGCATCGCGCAGGAGCAGACGACGGAGCTTTACGAGGTCATCTACTGCTATCAGCGGCTGATTTCCGAGGAAGACAAGTCCGAAGGCATCTACTGCACCGTCTTCCACAACAACTACTACGGAACCTCCGAGGAGCCGAAGTTTGCGAAGCACGAACTGCTCAACGGGTACGACGACTACCCCTTTGTCGTCACCAAGCTGGGCGAGGATAATAAACGTTTGTACGAGCTTGCCACGGTGCCCGAGCAACTACGCGGCATCCAATGGCAGGTGAAGGTTGAGCGTGACAGCCGCATCGACCGCAACAGCTATGCCACCCTTCCCGCCATTATGTACCCCGCGGGAACGCCCGCGCCTGAATGGGGGCCGGGAGTTAAGGTCGCCTATCGCCGTATGGGCGAGATTCAGTTTGGGCCTACTCCTGCCTACAACCCCGGCAGCGTGGAAATGGAGCGCACGCAAATTGAGCAGGCCGACCGTCTTATGGGTCTGGACCACCAGAACCCGATGTCCCGCATCCGCCAGCAGTTCTTCGTAGACAAGTTCCTCACGCACGTAAGGGACGTACTGCGGATGACCTACAAGTGCTATCAGCGGTTCGGTCCCGAGCAGGTGTTCTTCCGCGTAACGGGAAATCCCGATCCGGTGCGCTTTGGTCGCGGCGATCCGAATGAGAACTTCGACATCAACATCAACTTTGATGTCCTGACGACCGATCCCGAGACCCTTGAGGCGCAGCTCAACCAGTTCGTCAGCCTCCTCCAGTTCGACCGCAATGGTCGCATTAACGTGGACCGGATGTTGGAGGTGATGGCGGCGGCGGTTAATCCCCTACTGGCTGATAGCGTCCTCCAGCCCGCTCAGGAGGCCCAGCAGCAGATCGTCAAGCAGGTCACCGACGATCTGTCCAAGATTTACGCTGGCATTGAGGTCGGAGCCCGTCCTAACGGGGCTCAGGTCGCAATGCAGGTCATACAGCAGTATGTGCAGCAGCCCGACGTTTCCCAGCGGATGCAGTCGGACGAGTCGTTCCAAGCTCGTTTGCAGAAGTACGTCGCCCAATATGAGCAGCAAATGGTGCAAGCCCAGAACGCCGTGGTTGGCCGAATCGGCACGCAGCCTGCTCAAATGGGCAACATCCAGACTCAAGGGATGAATGCCTAAGCACGGAGACATAGACCAGACCACCGGAATGGTGTTTTGGTCGTTTGACTCAGACGGACGCGAGCGTTGGTTCGACCCGGCTAGATTTT